AAGCCAGGAGAAATAGATGCTGTCTTATCTATTCCTATGGCTAGGTTTTATTATATTCACTAAATAGTTAGAAATAATAAAAATGGCACCACCACATAAATCAGTTGCTGCCCCTGGATGGTCGGAAATAGGCGATGGAACAGGAGATTATTATGAAACAACATTTCCAAATGTTTCAACATATACTAAAACTGTTAATGGTGGTGTTAGTGGAACTACTAATTTAGTGATCGTTACTAATACATTGAATGGGGATTTTGATGTTTATGTTCCTGCCCTATTTGGAGTCCGTGGTACCCCAATAGCATCATATTCTTCATCAACAAATATTCTTACTCCCAGAGACAAAGTAAGAGTAGACGCAATATTTGGGGGGGGAAAAAATAAGAATGTAATCGATGCAACAAAAAAAGCCACCTTAGCAATAGCAACTGAATATACTAAATTAGCAAAAAATCCAGACCAAATAAAACGATTGGAAGATTTAAAGAAGACACCCGGCTATAGATCATTGGCAAATATTCCTCCACCTCCAGCAGGAGGTAGTGCTCCCCCAGATCCAGCACCAACACTACAAGATTTAAATACTCTTGATATTGCCCCAGCGGAGGGTACTAAGCCCAGGGATAATTATGGTCCATTTCAATATCCAACAGCAATATTAAAAAATGGTCAAGATTATCTTAAATTCACTATTTTAAAATATGGCAATCGTGGAATATCTAAAAGTGCAATTGGATTTGAAACAACAAGGGCACTTCCTGAATTAAAGGGAAATATATTCCTACCAATTCAACCAACTATAATGGATAGCAATTTAGTAAATTGGACATCGGACCCAATGAATGCAATACAATTAGGTGCCGCTGGAGTATCTTTGGGGATAATGAAGAATCCTGACGATGCAGTAGGGAAAATGATAGATACGATGATTGCTGGAAGTAAAAATGGTTCATCATCCATATTAACTGCAATTAAAACCGAACTTGCCAAGAATGCAGTCGGATCACAAAGTAACCTACTATCAAGAGTAACTGGAGCTATATGGAATCCTAATATGGAGTTACTATTTCAGGGACCACAACTTAGGCCATTTGATTTCTCATTTACTTTAACTCCAAGAGACGAACCTGAAGCAAAACAGGTTAAGTCAATAATAAGGGCATTTAAGGAAGCATCTGCTGTTCAACGAGGGGTTGGTGATTTATTCCTAAAAGCACCAAACGTATTCAGAATTGAATATATGTATGGTGAAAAAGATACCATACATAAATCAATAAACCGAATAAAAGAATGCGCTCTTCAAAGAATGAGTGTTAACTACACTCCATCTAATACCTATATGACTTATGCTGATCCCGCAGCAACAATGACATCTTATGTTCTTTCATTATCATTTCAAGAACTTACTCCGATTTATGCTGATGATTATAGTGAAATAACAGATAAGGCCGAAATAGGATACTAAAATGTCACACTACTTCAGATACGTTCCGGACTTTGATTATGTTTCCCGTCTTCCAAATGCTAAAATTTCAGATTATATCACAGTAAAGAATCTATTTAAGCGTGGTAAAATTCGTGAGGATATCTTTAAACATCTTCAATTCTTTACAAAATATAAAATTATAGGAAACGAAAGACCAGATAATATAGCAGAACAAATTTATGGTGATTCTACTTTTGATTGGGTTATTCTACTTGCAAATAATATTGTAAACATCCAATCCGAATGGCCATTATCACAAAATTCATTTGATACAATTATGTTAGCTAAGTATAGGTCTTATGATACCTTATACTCTGGCATACATCATTATGAAACCACTGAATTAAGAAATACTCAGGGAGTCATTATATTAACTGCTGGACTAAAAGTACCAGTAGATTTTTCAATAACTTATTATGATTATACATTAGGAACAATGGTAACACAAAGTTCAATAGTGCCAATCACTAATTATCAGTATGAAAGCACATTAGAAGACGCTAAACGAAATATATTTTTACTAAAACCATCTTATCTTAATGTTATTCTTAGTGATATGGATGATGAGTATCCATACAAAAAAGGAGGCTCACAAGTAGTGAGCCCCACATTAAAAAGAGGAGATAATATCAGATTACAAACTTAATTATTCTGCTAGCTTAGCGAAATATGCTAGAGCATCATCTTCATCTTCAGTATTAACTGAAGTGGTCTTACTACGTGAATAAGACTCTTCTAGTTCCTTTAGAATATCGGTTTCTTGTGCAGGAGATTCAGCATAAGAATTCAATTCTTCTTCTTGTTCACGAATAGAAGACTTAGCACCAAGAACGTAATCAAGACGCGTTACAAATTCTTCCTCGGACTTGAACTTATCTGTGGAGACAATCTCTTGAAGAGAGTGCTGTTGCTTCCAAACTTGTTCTAGCTTAACATCATCTCCATTCAGAAGAGCCGAAGGAGTATCAAATGAGCTATCATCATAATTGGGATAACCAGCTACTTGCTTTACCCGAATCTTGAAATTGGCTCCAGTAGCCCACATATCAAACGGATCAATAGCAACATCATCCTCAAATTCTGGCTTCATTACTGAAGTAATCTTATCAAAAATCTTCTTACCAAACCTATACACCATAACCTTTCCTTCTAATTCAACATTAGCTGGATTATTTACGATATACACATTTGAATAATAAGATAGCTTACGCTTACGATTACGAGCAACTTCCTTATTTGAATCTGAACCGGAATTCCAGAGTTCACTATTGCGACTGCACAGTGGGCAATCTTTACCTAGTGTTGTTGGGCAATTCTCAATGAACCACTTACCATTATTCTGAAATCCGTGATTGTAAAGACGAACGAAAGCTAAATCTTCACCCTCTGGTGGAGGAAGAAAACGAATAACTGCACGACCATTACCAGCCTTATCTGTTTCTAGCTTAAATAGATTGGGGTCTTCTGAAGAACCAGAACCACCAAGCTTCTCGGCTTCCTTAATGAGCTTCTCTGTAAGAGTACCCAAGGAGGATGCCTTCTTTAAATCTTTAAATGACATAATTTTTACGATGTATACGATAGTTTTTTTATTGTGGAAGCTTAGTGGTTTACCAACCAATATCATTATTGAACGTGACTTTCCATAATATCAATTAACTTTTCCATATTTTCAAATACAGTATCCATAGTCATATCTCTTGGCATCCCCAAATGAATTGCCGAAGTAGTAATGGCTTCTTTCATTTCTTGTGCTTCTTCGTCATCAGATAAACATAACCTAGTATATAAGATTCTTTGTTTGTTAACCAACTCTCTCATAATATGTACGTGCTCTTTTTTATCTTCATTTGATAAAGAAGCGAAATTAAACAAATGCCCATAAAGAGTTTGTTGCATTTGCTCTATTTCCATCATCTCATCTTGAACTATTTCAGAATTAAAAAACGTCATATCACAACTCTCCTCAAAATCTCTTTGTATTTATCAACATCAATACTCAAAAATCCTGAATAGTTACTCATCTTTTTAGATACAATTTTCCAAATTGGGTCATCAAGAACAGCATCAAACTTTTTCCGATAATTAAGAATTAAATCCAATATAACCAGTGTTTCTATGGATACATTTTTCCTTAAATACTCCTTAAGTAATCTTGGATGTCTTCCTTTACTTACCTCAATTAATTTAAGTAAGTGTTCCGTTTCAGTAAGTGATTTAAGCTCCTGTTCAAAAACATAAGACAATGATTCAATTCGTTTCTTCCAATCAAAGTAAGTATCACCACCAGATTTAATAATATCACCCACCCATAATGATTGGGGATCATCTGATGAAACAAAGTTGGAAACAAAGAAGTCTATAATCTCATTATCATTTTTTTGTCTTGATAATTTTTCAAAGAAGTATCTATCTTTTCGTTTATAAAATGTTGCCTCAGATGCCTTAATATGCCCGTGATACCTATGAAAATCATAAGTATCTTTGGTAAAATGTTGCTTCAGAGCCAGATAAGACTTATATGTATCGTGCGGTGTCAATTTCACAAAGGCAACTTTGCTTTAGATGTCTTTTTCATAAAGTTCAATTCAGTGGCATTCCAACGAATTTTCTCTTTTAGTGGTTTAGAAATTAGCTTAGGAACAGATTCTAAATCAATATTATTCTTTTCACAATATTCCACAATTGCGGTAATATAATTATGTTCTGGATTCTTTTGAACTAGTGTCTCAATTGCCTGGGCAAATTTATCAGTACAGAGAAACTTCTTTTCTAGTTCTTTCTTTAGTTCGTCAGCGGGATTGATATTCATTTAGTTTATCTTCAGTAAATTTTTTAATGTATTTAACAAGTAATTTTAGATATTTTTGAATGTCTTTCTCAATGTAAACTTCACATTCGCCATTTTCACAAGCCATTATAATAACAAGTTGCTTTGCTTCATATCCAGTCAATTCATAAAACATAATGCTATATGCAACTGCCTGTACGAAATAAGAATCAATCCAATCTCTTGGTTTTGGTTCCTTAGAAGTCTTAAAATCAATAATACTTAATTCTCCTCTAAAATCAGCAATACAATCAGTAGTTCCAGCTATTTTAAAATACTCGGAATACATACCTAGTTCTATACCATAGATATCCCCAATCTCATTAAGAGCTGGTTTAGCAATATCAAATAGTAATTTAGGAAGAGGAGAATAATCTTTTAAGGGCTCATTTAGTAGATAGTTTTCTACCAATGAGTGCATGGCAGTTCCACGATCTGTTGCTGCCTTAGTAATTCTATTTGCCTCTATATCTCCTACTCGTTTTCGCCATCCAACAAATTTTTCTTTATTGAAATGTGATGTAACAGATGTAATTGAAACAAACCTTTCTAATTCTTCCGTAATTGGAATTTTATAATAACGAATTCCATCAATGGTTTCTCTCTGAAGTTTTGGTAGATTTAAATCTATATGATTAAACCTAGGAGCTTCTAACAATAAATTCGTCACTTATTCTCATCTGTTTTCATTATTATAGCATAGGTTCCTTAGTAAGTCAAATGTTGAGTGCCCGCCTGGTAACCACAAATTCTTTCACTAGATTTGACCTAACAATATCCTCAATATCAAAATCAACAGTCTCAAATGATGGCATTGCTCTAACAACTTTCATAAAATCAACAATACCATTTTTTTCATTTACATTAGTTAAATCACTCTGTTCAATATCCCCACAAAAAAGAATTTTAGCATCAATTCCCATTCTAGTTATCATACTAAAACTTTCATGCGCTGATAGATTTTGTGCTTCATCAATAATAACAATACAATTATCTAAAGTTAGTCCACGAATAAATGAGGTATTATAGAACTTAATAATTTTATCTGCCTTAAGATTACCATATAGCATTTCAAAATCATCATCTGATGGAAGCTGAAACATATACTTTACCATATTCTTATATGGAACCTCAAAATATCCAGACTTTTGTGCCTCATCTCCCGGCATGAATCCAATTGATCTTGTTTGAACCAATGACCTAACAATATATACAGTATCATAAGGAGTGCTTTCATCAAGCACATCCCTTAATGCATTATATAAAGCAATGAAAGTTTTCCCACTACCTGGCACACCATGCGCAAATATATTCTTTCCTTCCTTATAAAAATCAAAGAATTTCTTTTGATTTCCAGTAAGTGGTTCAACATCTAAGAGAAGATTAGAAGTTATTGACTTTTTTTTCTTTGTTTGTTTTGTTGGAATATTAGTTGGTTGATAATCATCAGATGCGGTCCTTCTTTTTCTAGCCATCATCGGATACCCATTTGTGCTTTGCTACCACCAGACTTTTCGCTTTTTTTAAGAATATGATTCCAATCAGGATGCTTATTTTCTAGCTTATTTCTCCAATCCCCCACTTCCCCAACACTAGCACATCCAGCTTGCCAATCTTTATCCCATTCGGGATTATCCTTTTTCCATTCCACATAATCAGACATTGACATTTCAAGTTCCTTTGTCTCTTTCGTTTCTAAATTAATAACCGGATATAATGGGCTCATAAGTTGTAGTTTATTACCTTATTATTTATTCAAGTGTGATAGATGGAGCATCTATACAATCAGGACAGTTTTCATTTCTATCCCATCCCAATGCTAAGGCTATAGTAGGAAATTGACATACAAATATACACTTTATTGCTTCCGCAACTTCTCTATGCTCTAGTTGGGTTTCTTCACTAGTGCGAACTTGTAAATAATGTATGAAGTTTCTTATATTACCAGAAATATACATTCTGGTCTGTGTTGCTTGAGGAAGAACAAATCTAGAACTTTCCTTTGCTATACCAGCATCTAGTAATCTATTATATAACTTAATAGTTTTATCAAAATGAACTCTTATCTCTTCTTGAAGAGTTAACTTTAAATATTCGGGAATATCATCAGTGGAGTTTTGTCTATTTTTTATATCTTGTCTACGTAGATTTGGAACTGGGATTTCCACTTGTAATTGGGTACTATCAGCATATCTCTGACTAAACTGTTGAAACTTTAGAGAAGAATGACGAAGTATTTGTGTAGCAATAGCTAAGGATGTATTTACCTCCACAGTTAGGAATCCATGCTCAAATATAGACCAATGTTTATGTTCTATACAATATCTAATAAGTCCCTCTATACTGGGATTATTTTGATTTTTTGGATTACTTACTCTAGCACAATATACTATTTGTTCTTCAGCACCAGGAGTGACAGATACAAACTTTACGGTTGATTTCATATTAATTATCCTCTTCTATATACACTTCATCGTAATCATCAATTTGAACTTGTTTACCAATTAAGTCTTCAAGTCTCATAATATTCTTAGGAATTTCATCTTCACTCAATTCAAGTTGAAGAGATTGAATTAGTAACTCTAAATTTCTAGCAATCAAATTTAATTTTTCTTTATTCATGGTTTAATAAGGCATAATTTCCATCAAGTTCGGTTATGTAGCTACAGGTATCTACCCAATCTCCACAACACATATAAGTAAGTTTATTAATTTCTCTAGAATTTAAATGATGTATATGTCCACAAATTACCCCGTGATAATATCCAGTCTTTTTCACATAATTTATAACATCATTCTCAAATATATTAATATATTCTTCACCACGTTTAGTATTTTTTAAAAAGTTAACTAAAGAAATATTAAAATTCTTCCTTAGAAAATTATTTAATGGAGTAACAGTTTCATATCCCATATTTAAAAAATATTGCTTCCAAGAACCAGAGGAACATTGTGAGCATTGATCACCATGTATACATAAGAACTTACGATAATTTTTATCAATATGAATATGATGATTACATACCGTAATATTCCCAATTTTTAACTCCTTCTTTTGAAAATATCTACGAGCAGTTGCCTCGTGGTTTCCCAAAATATAGATTATCTCCACTCCAGATTTGGATAACTCAATAAGTTTATGAATTGCTTGAGTATGCTTTGAATACCAATTAGTATTGTATTTCTCAAGACAGTAAATATCAATAATATCTCCAATCATAATAAGTTTCTTAGTTTTAATAGTATCCAAGAAATTTAAAAACTTGTCAATATCACATCTATCCGTACCCAAATGGACATCAGAAATAAAAATAGTATCGTAACTCATCGTTCAATGTAAGTTAATTTGTGATTCATTGCTTGTAACTCATTAATAATCATATCACATGCTATCTGTGGGGTTGATTCGCCACAGGTAAATACGTCTACGGCAGCTTTACTTTCTTCTGGCCACGAATGGATAGATATATGAGATTCAGATAGTAAACATATTACAGTTACTCCGTGGGGCTCAAACTTATGAGAAGCTGTTGCTAATACCGTTGCTCCGCTAGCGGTTGCAGCTTCTGTCAATAAAGTAATAAGAAATTCCTCATTATCTAATAGTGAAGCACAACATTCATATAAGTTAAGAAGAAAGTGCTTTCCCATTTACGTTAGGTCAGGGGGGTCTGCTTCTGCTTCAGCAATCAATTTAGAAACAAAATTTTCAGTGCCGTCCATAGTTTTCACCACAAATAAAGATGAGCGTATATATTTTTTAATTTTCTTATAATCTTTTAGTAGCTTATCTACTTCATCATCATTTAATATAGCCTTAGCAAATCCACTCATTTTCTCTTTTTCTCCTTAGGAGTATATCCCCACATATTAGGTCTTAGTCTTCCATATCCATATTCTATTTTTTGAATCACATCAGGACCAAATTTATCATAATACAAATCAAAAACATCTGCCATTTTCTTTCCACGGCAAACATCCATAAAATATTCACCATTGACTGTATAATGAATAAGAAGAGAATCTGAAGGAAGAGAATAATCTCTAGCAACATCTATGGTAGTTGCGTCATAAATTAATTCGCAACCATATTGATTAGGCAAATTCTTTTTATCGTCCTCTGTCCACTTGGACATATTAATCTCTGCAAGTTTACTCAAGACCTACCACCCCATTGAATGTCTTGGTAGCTTTCCTTCACTACAGCATAGCTTACATTATATTTATTAGTTAGATGCTTATCTTTTACAAGAATTAGTAGTTCGGCCTCAAGAGGATGTAGTCCCTCCAGTACCTGTATAAACATAGTCTCTCTACGAAGTTTAGAAAGACTATCATTACCACCACGAATATAATTATAAAAATTCTTATACTCATTAATAAGACTTGTCCTCTGAGAATTCATATATTCATCTACTTTAGATGGATTATTAAGCTGCTTCTGAATACTTCCAGATAGGGTATCATTTCCAGATGATTGGTCTTTAGTAGATGAATAAGGAACATCTCCCGGAGGAAGAATAGATACTACAGACTCATCAAAATTCCAGATTAGAAGAGACACCAATGCCGGATTACGATATTCTCTGAGAAGGTCTACCTTAATCGAATCACTAGATTGATTTGAAATCAATTGTAGGATTTCATATTGAAATGGATTTGGTGGTAGCTTTTCAATTGGTTGAACTGGAGCAGCAGCAACCTTAGCTCTTGGTGCCCTCTTTACTTTAGGCTTTGGTTCAGTAGTCAAATTTTGTGTTGTATTAGTCATAATCAGTTTCAATTGGTTGATTTTTAATATTTAGTGGCCTATTTCGTCGCTATATTCTTCCTCTTCTTCATCATCATCATATTGCTCAAAATTAACAGTTAGTAAATCACCAGTTATAACTCTACCATATTCGTCAAAAAACTCTGGATGTAGGTCTGGAACCCCATTTTCAATAAAATGCCTATTCATCAGGTAACCTATTATACCACCAACCATAAAAAATAAAAGTATAACAAGAATGCCGATTGAGATTGAAACTGCAAGCATCTTTTTTCTCCTAGTATTTTGGTTTTGATATATTAAACTCTAAACTAAAGTGGAAATTACGAGAAAAAAGAGATACCACTTTAGCAATCTTAAAACTAAATGCCTTTGGCTCCTCCCTGTTATTTCTATTTCGTAGAAGTACCTCTACACCTCTATTTAGTTTCAGTTTTCTTTCTGCGCCCTCTCCTTTTATCATATATGTACTTCTCCGAGTCTTCTATAATGGCAATTAGATAATTACGAATTTTTCTCGCTTCTGGTTTTGATAGAAATCCATATGCTTCTCGCATGAATTTACCATCATCCTCCTTAGCCCCCAATAAGTATATATCTAAATCATTAACTATTTCTTGAACATTTTTAGCCGTGGAACTATTAAGAAAGTTTTCGGCATCTATTTTCTTTGCTTCTTTGATTTTCAAATAATCATAAAAATCTAAAACAAATTTGCCTTCACTAAAAGCAAAATCTATTGCCTTCTCTACATCATTTAATAATTCCAACATTATACCATGCTCATTTCCCTAAGATACTTAACAGTATCAGTACATCCACCAAGATGGTTTCCATCAAGAATTACTTGTGGAAATGTAGACCCATCACCAAATTCAGTATAAAATTCTTCTCGGGTAAAATCTTCATCTAAAGTATACACCAAATGTTCTAAATTAGCAAGTTCCATCACTTGCTTAATAGTCTTACAATATGGGCAACCATTTTTTGAATAAATCGTGTAGTTCATAGGTTTTGTTTTTCTGCTTCATGTTTTTCTATTTGCTTCTGTATTGCTTCTTTTTGTGCAGCAGCAGCAGCTCTGTCCTCAGCAGCCCTGTTAGCTGCATCACTTGGGTCAATTTGTTGCATTCTTTTAAGAGCTTCTTGTCTTTTTGCAGCATATCTAGCAGCATTCTGTTGTCTATTTTGATCTCTTTGGTCACGTAAATCATCTAATCTTTGCTGTGTAGCAAAGGCTTCATATAGAAACTGCGAAAATGTCTTCATAAAAGGTAAATGCCGTTGATATATTTATTAAAAAATCTTATCCGCCTTACCTTTTATTGATTTCACAAATAACTCGGTAAAACGTTCCTGCTCCTCATAATGAACAGATTGAGGGTATTCTGAAATTGCTGCCCGAAGTGCAGTTATTTCTTCCCATTCCTCTGGAGTTAACTTCATTTACGTGTGTTGATATGATAACATTATTTAGTTTACTGCCAGCTACCCGATTCACGTTCCTGATACTCCACGTAGAGAGCATTATGGACATCAACCAATTCATCAATAAACTACCGCGACACTAAAGATGTCGCAGTTTTCAGACCACTAACGAATTAGAGGATTTACAGAAATATGGGTGGTTTATGGCACCCTGCCCGTAAATCACATTTGAAACGCAAGATACGGGGAGTTTGCTCTTTTTAGCAATATTAAGAGCAGCATTGATGTCAGCATTAAGGATTTTACCATCAACACCAACATAACGACCTTTCTGCCTTGTACCATCTTTCTTTCCTGTTCGGAAATCAATTTGGCTGGTATAAGCTGGATTAACTGTTACAACTCTTTTTCCAGAAAGTTGTGCCTTATAGGTCGTAAATTCTCTTATCATATAATAAGGAATTTGAGATTGTTTGTTATTAAACTTATTTCCTTTTTTTGTATTTGTTTTAATACCTTTAAGGTTCTCAAAAACAATTACATTTCCAGAAGAAGTTTCAACAATTTGTTTAGAAAGACGATGTGCCGCAAGTTTAGAAAGATTTTTTTCTTTATTTCTTAATTTCCTAAGTTTTCCACGAATTGCCTTTGTCTTTCCTTTTCCTTCTTTACGGAGGTCATTTTTTGAATTTAATTCTCTTTTCAAATGACGAACTTTTCTTTTCAATCCATTATAATGTTTATCTCTAAAAATAATTCCATCCGAAGTCACAGCGATTCGGTTGATACCCAAATCAACACCAGTTGAAGTTTTATTTTCCATTACTGTTTTGATTGGAGATCTAAATGGAAATCCAATCCAAATAACATTATCCTTTACAAATAAAGATGGGTCATACACTTCATATGAATCAAACATTTCCAATAATTTTGCATAAGATTGAAACTCAACTTGAAGTGGATAATTCTTCTTGAGAGTTGTAATTCTAATATTACAATTTTCCTTTAATGAATACAATCTCTTGTCAAGTTGAATTGTTAATTTCTTGCGAACCGGAGATTTTGTAATTTTTTGTTTATTGGAATTAATTGACCTAAATGTAGCAAGAACCGATTTCTCACTGCGAATAATCATTTGAGAAGGAGCAGTTGGGAACTTTTCCTTACAAGCATAATAACATTCATTATGTATTGTCTTCAATGAGGGAGTAATCTTTTTATCAAAGACCATTTGAGAAATAAAATTCCACGCTTCTCTCTCAAGAACAAGAACATCCATAATGGATTGATGTTGTTCTTCATTAAGAATAAGTTTGGTAGAATAGGTTATCAAAACTTTTCACTCAGTGAATACATTATTATTTAGTAAACTAAATATTTACACATTCCTCCGCGATGCTAAAGACATCGCGGTTTCCTGCTTAAATCAATATGAAAAATCCCCGAGGATATATCCCCAATGCCTTCATAAGTCCTCTATGAGAAGTTCCCTCCAGCTCAGCAGTTGTGATAATGCATAAAACACCTTCTACTGCCTTATATTTATCATCTTCTGATAGATTATGATACCATCCAACGGACTTCTCAATACTATTCTTATGTTCTTGTGCAAGTTCTTCTCGCATCTTCACCATTTCTAGTGAGTTCAATGCTTCACCTAAAGTATTTGGTTTTGATAGTTCTTCTTGGAACTTTTCACTATCAATCAGTTTACCAACAGAATCATTAGACATCACATACCACCAAAAAAGTTAATTCCATTTGAACCATTTTTCTTAGTAATGTCCTCAATTTGGTCAGTTAAAGTTTCATACTTACTAATTTTACCTATTGCAGAAAGTAATTCCGCAATATATAGATTTACACTTGGTCGCTCATTGCGAGAAGCATAAAACAAAGCAGTCCTAAGAGCTGATTCAGCATCCTTAAGTGCTGTATCTACATTTTCTGAAAGAGCCATAATATGTCCTTTTGATTTGATTTAATTATACACTGTTTAATGTCGGTTTGGTGCGTTAATGGACAGTTTATGAACTGTCTGCGGTGAATCGTTCCAATGTCTGATAACTCCCAAACAAATTACGGAATTAGTAATAAAATAAGTAACAAATATTATAGTTCTTATAATTGATATTATATCTGCTTCATTATTATCTTTACCGTGTTTTTCTCCTAAGGAATAACTCCAAAGCCGCCAGATAGTTTTAGTTTTCTTCCTCATTATATACCGAATAAGCGAGGTCTTCACGATAACGAGTGATGATAGAAGAAGCTAATTCCACAAATATGTCCATATTTTTTTCTAATTGTTCATCAGCACAATCAAAATCATTAGTCAAACTTGAAATTAATTCTTGTGTTGGAATCTGAGCCATTAAAAGAGTAAGTGCCGCAATCAAATATGTCCCCATATAATGAGCGTGACTAATATCCGACATTGATAAAATAATATCTAGAGTACTTGGGTCATCTTCTCCCCTACTATCATTATCTGTACCATAACTAGATAATGCACCCATTCCACATAACCAAATTAGCTCAAAACAAAGATGATTTTGGGCATCAGAAGACATAAGAATAACCTCATCTTTTGTTGGAATATCACCAATCTTTAGTTTATCTAAAATCATATCGGGAACATTTTCCAGCTCAATATCTTCATAAAGACAATCAACTAAATCGTGTCTAAACATTAAACATTCAAGAAATCCGATAGTGAAATCTATACTTTCCTCTCCTTCCTTTTTGATATCATTAATTCTAGCCCGAAGTGAGTTTAAATCTAATGATTCAGTATTCATTGGTTTAGTTCCTTATGTAAATCTTTTGCTATTTTATTATATTTGAAACGCATTATCAAATTAGTAATTGGATTCTTGGGATGAAATCTGATAAGCCAAATTAGTTTTTCATAATTTACCTTCAATAACTTGAATATAATATTGAGATATGTAGAAACATTACTATCAATGCTCATCACATAAAAAATAAAAGCAAAAATAGTAAAAAGTATATAGTAATAAGTTGTCATGATATTTCTTTTCTTAGATTAATTAAATAATCAATAACATCATCCTTTAATGTATCCAAATTATCCTCACATTTTAGTTTCTTTGCTACTATCCGAATAGTTGGATTAACTGTTCTGACATCCTCAAGAAGTAAATCTATAGCATATAATTGTTTGGTATTTTCCATTACATTTAATAATTTAGACATGGTGGGACAATCTTCCTTAACTCTACGATGATAGCAGACCTTTGCTCGGATGTCAAGGATTTGGCTTTAGCCACCCTATGGAGCACCTCAGATGCCTGGGAACAGGTCAGTATTGTTGTTGCTATGATAATCATCATTTAATTAAATTAAACAAACACAGTACCCGGTTTTGGTTGAGTACGGTGATTTTTTATGAATTTCTGAGCCTGTTTTTCTGTATTCACCGTCTCCAATTGCTCACCATTATATATTATAATTAATTGCTTTCCATAAGGAACCGCAGCATAATAATCAGTTGTTATGAATCCAGCCATTATAATATCACCAATAATGGTGCTATTATCATAGCACAAACAATTAAGACTCCCAATATTTCAGTCATTAATTAATTTTTCTAGGTTTATACACTTTTAATTCCTGCTTTTCTAATTGCGTTCTCCAATCAATTATAGCATCCATTCGTTCTTCTGTAAAGAAGTCCTGATTGTAGTACCAAATTTCCCAATCGGTATGTGCCTTGGAATTATTACAAGACTTACAACAACATACCACATTTGTGATATGGTCAGTACCACCCTTGCATTGGGGAATTATATGGTCCAGAGTTAAATTTTCTGCGCTTTCACAATAGGCACATTTATTATTCCATTTATCTTTTACCGATTGTCTCCACATTCGTTTTGCTTCACCGCCAGTCATTGCTTGTAAATTATAAAGATAGTCCTCTGGAGATTGATAAATCAACATTAAGGTTTCTTTACTAGTATTTAGTAAAAATCTAAATAGTTACAAAGAAAAATGTCCCGAACATTTAACACGGATGAGCGAAGGGATTGGAACCCAAAGATATGCACAATATTAAAGACCATAGATTTACACACATATTTGTATATCACAACAGGTGACGAGTTTCACGAAAAACAGACACAAATTCTAAGAAAGTACTTAACGGATTTGAAGGATTGGATAATATCTCAAGAGACTAAATAGTAAAAAAGGGTTATTAAAATGTCTAATACAGTATATAGATTATACCCAGAGAAACTGGGAGATGCGTCTTCCCTAACATTTGTTGGTAATGAAGGAGAAATCTTTTATAATCCAACAGTTGGTAACATTAGAATATCCGATGGTGCTACTGTTGGTGGTAAATCTATTCTTATAGATCAAGTACAAGCAGATTATGCCGCAAAAAATCAGTTTTATGTAGATCCAGCAAGACACGATGAAACTTATGTGGAAACTGGTAGTATTATCAATCCATTTAGGACTATTCTAGCAGCACAGACATCTATTGATCTTCAAATTGCTGCCGGTACAATTAGTCCTGCCGCAACAAATCCAATTTTCATTATTCTATCTGGTTCTACTTCGGAAAATGTTACTTTAACCAAAGGACACATATATCTGGTTGGAAATAATGGTAGTATTCATTCTCCAATATATCTAACTGGAGTTGGGAGTACCACAAATACTACAGTTTCAATAAGCGGAAGTGCCGCAACATTAGATGCCAATCACTTTGCAATAACTGGATTATCAATAGTTGCTCCTCCTGGAGGAAAGGCAATTTCAGGAATTGGAACTAATCCCCAAAGAATATTTCTAAAAGATGTATGGATTACTGCTTCTGGTACTACTGGAACTGGTTTTTATCAAGATAATACCGGAACTGGCAGTATCACACACGGAAGTGATATTAAAGTAAGTCATAGTGGTTCTGGTGATGTATATTGCTTCAATATAGTTAAGGGTACTGCCACATTCTCTGCCGTAGAAACAAGTGGAGCAACACAAGTTGGAGCAGCACAATCTGGAACAACATTATCATTTACTCAATCTGAACTTGATGCTAATGGAGATTGTGTTGTAGAGGCATATGGTACTGGTGTAATTAGTGTAACTCTTTCTGCAATCTCTAATACTAAAGCAAATGGTCACGGAGTCAGATTAAATTCTACATATTCAACTGCTCTTATAGTTAATAATGTGTTCAGTATAGATACATATGTTGGAACAGGGAAGGCGGCATATGCTACTACTGCAGTATCTTCTCCATACGGACTATATGCAATTGGTAATGCATTTGCTCCATTAACAAATACAGGAAAATCAGCAATTCTTGGAATAACCACACTATCATCAGCATTCACTTAAAGTGAAGTGCCTACTAATTGAGACTTTCATAGTTCTTCAATTAATCGCAAATCAGGGAATATTTCTGCATCAACGAAAAATGCCGATTAGAATACAACCGGCAGAAGTTCGTTCATTTGTTAGGAGACCTTGTAGAAAGGGAAGGAAGTACCCATTCACAGTATTTTGACATATATGGTACAGAATATCCCATCACAACTGAAAGTTCATTAACTTCTGCACCATCCTCAAGGAACAGTCTTGCTATCGTTCTTCCATACAAATCCTTAACCAATCTCTCAACTTTTACTTCTTTACCTAATACTAGTTTAGATAACCATTTTTGAGATGCAGGTCCTTTGATTGGATCTTTTTTGCCGTGTCTATTCGTTTTTATTTCCGGGGCATCTATACAAGCCAGTCTAATCTTCTCACCAGTTGATGTAGTTACGGTATCACCGTCATAAACCTTGGTAATAACATCTGCCTTTGCCGATGCTGATGCTAAACAGATAGTTAATAGAGCAAGAAATAGTTTATTCATTAGTTTTTTTGATGATTACTATTTAGAATAATAATCACAGTTTCTCTTAAACAAATCCAAACGTAATGCCATTCATCATATAAAGTAATATCCCAATCCCTATAAAACATCACAGCATCTACTATAATATATCTTACGGTCATCCAATCCATTATAACCACCATTTACTCTGAGAGTAACCTGCTCTACCGTTGGATTCGTATCACATAAAGCATTCATTTGATTATTCATCCACCAGAAACCAGCACTGATAAATGGATAACGAATTGCAACATATGCTACACCATCCATCACATCGGCATCCTTGATATAATTAGCAAATGCCTGATAGTTTGCTCTACCAGTCAGTTGAATATACCCAGCACCCTTATACTTCTTACCATCACCAGATTGAGTATTACCAAGATCATCACGACCCTCATAAGCATCACCTGATGCCAGTTCCAGGTTATATCTTCCACCACCACTTTCGTGAGAAATCTGTGAAAGAAAATGACGAATACGAGCAGGAGTAGTAATATCAAAAGTCTTCAGGCACTTATTCAACTCAACAATCTCTGTATCTTGAATAAGTGTAGTACTACAACCCCAGATGAATGCAAGTTGTTCTTTTGAGACAAGTTGTTCTTTTGAGACAAGTTGTGCTGGTTTTGTTCTATAAAGTTTTGCAAACTCTCCCAGAATATCGGGTGCTACGTGCTGTTGAAGATACTCCCATGCTTTTATTTGCTCTGGTGTGTTCTTATTATACTTAATCGCATCTAAAAAGTTAATAGTCATTTAAAAATCCTTCCCCAACCAGTTTTGTCTTTACCACCTTCTAACCAACGATACTTAAGAACTTCTTTGGGGTAAATAGCTCCCTTACCATTATAAACATCAGTAGTGTATCCATCCATCAGGTCCCCAAAAGGATCGTTGCATATGTAAGATTTTCCATCAGCAGTCTTTCCAATTAAACACACCATATGCCCACCAGTAGGAAAAGATAAAGTGCCTCTGTGAAGAATACCAATAACCACGGGATGCCCAGCAGATAACTCACGATCAATATCTGGGAACCCAAGATTATACCTAAACTCAGAAGATACTCCATAAGCAGAAAGTGCCTTGGTTTGAACTTCGTGATCTGTCGTATCACCAATAGAAAATACTGTTCTAATATATTCATCATCCCCTTGTGCTCCCTTTAGTGTGCCTGGTTTGAAGTATTCCAAAACCATAGCACAACTAGAACTATTACAAGTGCGAGCAGCATCAACAAAGTTATCAGTCTGCGGGTAGTATGGAACATTCAACCGAATAGAAGATTTCGGTGGTTCTACTTTGGTTCTATAAATCCTTATCCAATTTGAGGTATCATCCAATAGTGGAGAATTACCCAAATCAACTTCAAGTTGCTCTACCGCAGCAACATGCTTTGGATTTTTTGCATCATAGTACTTAAAAAAGCTATGTAAATCAATTTTCATATTATCATTTCGATGTGTTCTATTTAGTATCTAAACTCGTCAATCTTATCCAAAACTTGATTCAAATACCTATGAGCAATTTGTTTTGGATCTGTTGTATATTCAGTTAATTGTTCCTCATATAACTTATGTTTAAGTTTAAGAACAAAGCATTTTATTTCATCTTTTGTCAAGTTATTTCTAGGCATTAAAAAAGGAGCTTTCTCTATTATATAGAGAAGACTCCTTATTGGCAGATATATCAGTTAAACTTGATACCAACGCCGGCGGTTCCGGTTACATTGTAACCTTGTTGCTTAGAACCATAATAACCATAGGTTTCAGCACCAGTGTTGCTGAAAGGAATTTTGGCATCAGCAAACAATACAACATTATTTGCTACGGACACTTCGGCACCCGCAACGCCAACACCAGCACTTTGATTGCCGCCCACCTGACCGCCAGCACCAACATAAATGTTAGCAGTAGATACTTTGGATCCATCAGCAAGAGTACGACGGGCAACGGGAATATCAAGAGTAGCAACACCACCACCAAATACTCCACCACTTACATAGTTAGGAGTAGAAGTGAAGGTTACATAAGGACGGGCAGATACGGCATATTGACTACCAAGATCAAATGCCTTTACACGACCTTGAAGTGTAATACCGGACTCATAAACACGCTTGCCACCAAGAGTAGCACCTGGATAGTTAGCAGCATTACCAGCAAAAGCAACACCACCATAGTTACCAACACCCAACTGGCGGCGTTGAGTTGCAGTTACAGCAGCAACTTCCAACTTGGTCACACGCTTGCTTACAGCACCGATTTGTGCCCGAAGAGCAGCACCCAACTTAGCATCTGCTTCTGTGTAGAATGTAGTGATGTTATCAAGACAGTGATTGGTCAGAGCAAACACTTCATCACGAGTTGCAGTAGCACCAGGCTTAAGAGTGCCGTTAGGATAACCAGCAAGACATCCATATCGTGAGTTAAGATTTTGAATTGCCTGATATGCCCAGTCGGTAGGTTGCAGATCCGAATAGGTAGCAGGAGCAGCAAGTGCAGGAACAGTGGTTGCAATAACAGCAACACCAGCAATAATTGAACGAGTAATCATAAATTTTAATTAAAGTAAAATGTTAAGAGAGACTTTTTAGGTGTCTCAAGAACCTATTTAGTATAACAGAGGATAACCTGATTGTCAACTCTCTTGTTGTGATTGTGCGGCAGAATTTTCGGTTATCCGCCCAAGATAAGGGTCATAATTCATATAATCTTTGATGTCAATATTTGCACCATTCTGTGCCCAAAAATTTGATAGTGCCTCATAGTTTGCTTTATGAAAGGCATCAATATGTTCGGGATGTATGCTTGACCCCAATTCAATCTTATAAAGAAGAAGAGGAATTGAATAAGTATTTCCAGTATTGTAAATCAAATCATCCGCAACAGGACGTGGTTTGCATCCATTATCAAGCTTATACTTATCACCTCTGGTATGAAACTTAAGAAGTTTCTCTGCATGATGACGATTAATTAAATAACAAGCAGTAGAGAAATCATTTACAAATCTCTTATGAAGTTTAACGTGAATATCACCAGTACAAATGATTGCAATTTGAACTACATCCCAGTCATAAGGAATATGGGCATAAAAATCATCCCAAGTGAAGTTCCAGAATCTAGCCAAATCTAAATTACAATCATCTTCCATAATGATTGCATAAGGACTATCGGATGTTTCCATCCAATGTTTGATTGCCTTTAGATGAGATGTTGTACAACCTATTTCACTAGAAGTCATAGTTTCTGGATAACGACCCGTGATAATATCACTTAGATCATCAGATCTACCATCATA